TTCAGGATCTGCTTGTAGATGGTCGTATCCTGAGTACCGTTCGCGTAGTCACGGTTTCTCTCAAACTCTTTACGACGCTTTCTGTATGTTCCAGACTCGTCATCAACTTTCCCCCAGTTACCCTCGATAGCTTTTGCGTACTTTAGTCCGTAAGACTTCTCAAGCTTTTCTTGAGCAGAAGCAAGCGGATCGGGAAAGGTACTGGACTTTTTATTCGTGTTGGAGTAGGACATTTACAGTATTCCTTTATCTAGCAAATATAGTGTAAATTAAGTAAGGCTTAGGCGTTAGGCTTGTAGCGCCTAAAGAACCTCTTGTCGTCGAACTTACTCACCTTCTTCTCAACCTTCACTTTCTGAGCAGCTAAGAGTGCAAGACCTGAACTAATGGTCAAGTCAAACTTGGTCCTCTTATCTATGCGGTACCCGATCCAATCCTCCAGGGTTCTATTGAAATACATATTGCCAATAGATCCATCCTCCTTCTCTCCAACGTGGTCAAAGATGTACTGCTCGATAGCCTGGGCGTGAGCATGGATTACATCCTGCGAGTTAGATGGGATACCCTTGGTCCTCACATTACTGCTGCTGTTCGGTGGGCGAAGATGCTCTGGCCTACCCATGACGTACCCGTCGTAACCTCTTGATTCAAAATACCTTACAATACCGTACTTGTTGTTCTCAATCAAGAGTGGGTACCCATAGAAGAACGATGCCATGAGTACATCCTCATAGAATATCTTGGCCAGGTCAGGCCGAGAAGCATACTCCACCACGAACATGTTGGATGGGTGGGTCTCGGTCATACTGAACTTGTTGTACAAGTGCAATGCACCCTTAGAGCCACGGCCATCAACCGTGGCGTCAAGGTCATACGAGTCAACACCACCACAGCCTAGGTGCTCGTGAGGAGGAACCTTCTTTCCACCCACCTCTCTGATTACATTACGCATCTCAGTAGGAGGCATCCACGATACACGGAACCTTCCGTTCGGATCAGGGGTGAACGCCACCTCCTTGTCCATCTCTTTCCACAAGAAGTTGCCACGCACCACAGGATTGGGGTACAGGTCTTCGTTGCTGTCGATCTGCTGGTAGATCTTTCCGATGTTGAAGATGCTGCCTTCGACACTGTCGCGGAAAGCCTCCTCCTCTGTAAAGGGGAACTGGCGTACCACCTCGTTAAGCTCCGAGGCGTCAGACTTCAGAGAGTCTCTCTCGTTTCTTAGGTATCTTTTAGATCCCTGAGAAATGCTATCACCGTCAATACCAGGCACATCAGTGTCAGGATCTTCAGTGACTGGATTTCCGTACTGGTCAAAAAAACCTTCGAGAGCTTCATACGCAGGAATAAAGATACGGTAGAGGCCACTCTTGGTTCTGCCGTTGGCGTTGCGCTCTTGAGGGTCGCTGTCCTCCCACAGGGCTTTGTACTCCTTGCCGCCCTTGTCCATGGGATTCACAGTAGAACCCACCAGAGCCTTTCCCACAATCTTCCTACCCACAATAAGACACGTGCGCTCAATGCGCCAAGCCTCCCTAATATCGACAGGCTTCTCCCACTTGCCTGCCTCATCAAGATACAGCATGTGGAGCTTCTCACCATCGTATGCGTTGTTGGTGGTGTTCTTCCAGTTGATTATCGTATTAAGAGCGTCGCCCTTCTGCGAAGTCTTATTCTTCTTCGTGATTCTCTTAGAGGGCTCGCGAAAAGCCAGCTCCATGCGCGGATTGGTCGTTCCATCTTGAATGGGTTTAAAGAAGAAGGGATACGATTTAAAAATCGGAACAACCTTCTTCATGAATATATTCTCCTGGGAGTCCTTACCCGTCTTGGACTGTATCCCTAGGAGCTTGTCTTTAACTTGCGTAGCTTCATCCACAAGTACAGAACTACAGACATTAGTGTACCCAGAGCGGCGACACTTAGTATAAAGCTGACCGATACAACGGGGGTCAGCTTCGCACGCAGCCATGTGGAGAAAGATCTCACGCTGGAAGGCAAGATACGAAGGAAATCCGATATCGATTTTCGACCACTGGAGGAACATGTAGTGTCGCCCTGTGATATACGTAGGGACGCCATAATTGTAAAACCAAACACCGTTACGCCTGCGTTCAAACTCCTTCTCGATGAAACCAGAAAACTTCCGACGGAACTCGGAAGGCTTCTCGTACCACTCATCCATACTTCGTACCTTCTGCAACTCTTCGGGCATAGGAATGCGTCGCCACAGTTGCATAGCCTTTGGCTGGTCATGGAAGAGTATTTCAGATCGCTTTGGTTGTTTCGGGAGGACAACAAGAAGCCCATGGAGTTCAATACTCTTACCCTCTGTACCGTTAGGGTCGATCTTGATCCCCTTATCTTCATATCCATCGACATCGATTAAGACAGACATCAGTAGCTCTGACCTAAACTATTCATGCGACCAAGCCCAGGCATCCCTGACTTAGGATCCTTGAGCGTCATATACTCGCCACACTCGCACTTGATGTTGTGGCGCACAGCCCCATCGATGAACTTGATGGAGACTCCGCTGCGGGAATCTTCCTTTCCGCAGCCACAGATGTAATTAGCCATGTTGATTTAATTTGTACGCCCGACAGGATTCGAACCTGTGACCGTCTGCTTAGAAGGCAGATGCTCTATCCAGCTGAGCTACGAGCGCATTTAATTACTTCTCGTTCCAGGCTTCCTCCCAGAACTTAAAGTCAGGTTTGTTTCTCTCAAGGACAATTTCCTTCCAATCACTTGGAAAACCTTTCGGCGAATCCTCCTGAGTAGTCTTTGTCTTCTTCGATCTTTCCATTTTCGCTTAGTTCTTTGATCATTTGCTCAAGCTTCTGACGCTCGATAATTAGCTCCTTGCAGTCCACGGCTGTCTGCTTGACGGCCTGCAGCTCAGCTTTGCGGGCTGAGCCTCCAGCCTCTGGGTCTACTGGCTTCTTGACTTCCTCGATCATGTTGTTGATGGCAACAGCCATACTATCCATGAGTCGTGATGAGGCGTCAAGCGTGGTGAACTTCTTCCGTGACAAAGTTTACGTATAGTGGGGTTTTGTCTCCAAGGTACGCACTGACCACGTTGTATTCCAAAAATTCAACCGCGTCATCATGATCCATACCTTCATTAACTAGGACTTCGATCATACGCTGGATATCGTACACAGCCACGACGTTGGCGCCGTAGGTGCAACCCACCAAGGCGGCATCGAATCCGTCAGCAGTGAGGCACTCCTCCTCTGCCAACACTTCCATGAGGTGCTCCTTGTCAATCATTCCTCCACGTATAAGAAGTCCTGAGCACGAGTGCGGTAGTATTCCTTGCCGTCGATCTTGAGTCGGTAGTCCATATTTTTTGGGAAGCCCACTACGTCTCCAACCTTGAGCCCCATCTCCTCGATCCACGGAGCCATGAATGCAACTCGGCCTGTACGGACGGGTGACTCCTCCAGCTTGACGATCTCAATCAGATCACTCTGCTCCCCTGGCTCACCTTCGTCCACTGGCTCAAGCAAGCCCCAACCACCAAGCGGTACGATATCCCCGTCTGCATTCTTGTAGGCAATGGCCTGGGATTCGGTTGCTGTCTCTGGGTGGTAGTGAACCAAGTAGTGGTCGTCCTCTCCAGTCAGGGTCTGGCCTCCGTTGATTACCACGAGGTGGTGGAAGTACAGGGTATCGCCTGGCTGTGCTCCGCTGTCATACTTAGCTGGCACCGAGATGATTGGCCCTTCTGTTACTCTGTGCTGGAACTCGTTGTACTTCGTGTCAACGTACAGCTCGACACCGTTGTCCAGCGTCATTGTGTCGTTGAGCCTTTTCTTCAGCTCGACGACAAACTTCTTCAGTGATCTCATATTAAAAGTTTAAATCAAATTCAAGGATGCAGGGCATGTCGTCAATCGCCTTCCACAGCAATGTACCCTCATCCGTTTCAATGTACACAAGATACCGCTTCTTGTTGTATTTCACAAGAGCACGCTCATCTTCCAAGATGGCAGACACCTTACCTCCCCCAGCTCTCATCCCTACGTAATATGCCATAGCGTCCTTGGGGTCGCGGCCTATGATGATCTTTCTGATAAGACCTTCATCCATAACTAAAGTCTTTTAAATTCAGTTCAAAGATATGTCAAGGCCGTCTAACAAGTCTCCAAGGTCTGGTCCCTGTGACTCGTATGCCTCGTCCATGATCCCCTTCATGATCTCATACTCCTCGTCGCTGTCGATGTTAAAGCTGTACATGGATCTCATATTCACGTTTCCATGCGAATCTCCTGAGTCGGCGATATCGGTGAGGTCTGCCTCGTCCATCACGCCGATAAACATGGCGGCCATCACTCTGTGTGACATATTGTTTTTCTCTACAAGGTCTTCGATCTTCTTGATGAGATGGTAGACCTCCGCAATGAATCTCATGTCTTTCTCTTCCATGGCTCTATCTTTGTCTTAAAGATACAAATTTAATCATGCCCAAATCCAAGGTCCGTAAGACCAGGTTGTTCAGGGAGTTTTCACGTATGGACAGCAGGTACGTGAAAAGAAACTACCTTAAATACTACAGGTCTGTCAAGCTAGAGTTCTGTGACAGCAAAGATATTTCAAGCAGCCACCTAGACTTTCTTGTGTGGGCCTACGACCTAGAGTTCTTCACCAAGGACTTTGCGTCAGAGGACTACGATATGTCAAAGAAGAAGCTGGGTGAGAGAGTGCTCTACCCGCTCATGAACATGGGGTTTATCTACAAGCACTTCGACAGGCTGACCCCCAGTCAGACTGCCGCTGATCATTTGTTCCGTGACGAGACCAAGATGAACTACCGAGTGAGATATGCTATAACGCAAAAAGCCCGCTTGTTGGTGCAGGCTTTTTACAGAAGGTTAGAGAGCTGATCAGGTCAGAGCGTCGATGTCGTCGAAGGCTCCTTGAGAGTCTTGGACTGTACCGCCGTCGAGCTCTACTCTTTCTTTGAAAGCGTTGGTAAGGAGCAACTCTTCGCTGCTTGGCGT